TCAAGATTCTTTATTCGGCGTTGCCAAATTCGTTGCCATTTCGGCCGGTTTCTGCAGGTTGTAGAAGCTGGCCATTTCGTTTTTATAGCGGTCTTTGTCCGTCTGCCAGACATGCACGTAGATCTCCCGCATGATCTTGTTATTCTGCCAGCCGCCGATTTCCATGGCGATTGCCTCGGGCATCTGCAGGTGAGCCGCCAGGCTTGCGAAGGAGTGGCGCAGGCCGTGCGTGCCGATCTCCGGCAGGCCGTTGGCCCGGCAGATCGCGTTGACGCGGCGGCGTACCGTGTCCGGCGCGCAGCTCACCACGCGGCCCTCTTTCTTTCCGACGGCCTCCAGGGCCTTCTGCAGCTGATCCATCATGATCGGCACCACGCGCCGGCTGCCCTCGGTCTTGTTCTCCGCCTTGCTTACCCGCTTGTTGTTCTCGTCGTAAACGTCGGCACCGGCAACCTGCAGCCGTCGGTGTTTGAGATCCACGCCCGACCAATCCAGGTGCAGCAGCTCAGACCGGCGAAGGCTGGACAGAGCCAGCAGCGCCGCAATCTCCACATCTGTCCCGCGGATGGCTTCACAGAATACGCGGATCTGTTCAGGATCCAGGAACAGGTGTTCCTGCTTTGCTCCCTTTGCGATCCTCACGTCAAGCGCCTGGCCGGTCTCCGCCTTGATAGCCTCGACAATCAGGGCCTTGTCGTCTCTGGCCGTCTTCGGTGCCAGGGACTCCCCCAGGATCTCCCGCTTGAACGCCTGCGCTTTTGCCTCGTACTCCTCCACGGTAGTGCCGGAGATCTTCCGGATCTCTCCCCCAGCCTCGACCTCGGCGCCCCATTTCTTGCGCGGCAGCTCTTTGGCCTTCGGGATCCGGTAGATCTTCGGCTCCTTCTTGATTGCCTCCCGCACGTCGTCGGCCGTCAGGGCGTACACGTTGCGCTGCATGAGATCCTTGTACCGCTTTTGTGTCCGCCGATAGCCGCGCACGGTCTCCGGTGACAGATCCCGGGCGGCGATATACTTGTCGATTGCCTCAGCCAGGGTGACGGCCTTGGGCTGCCTCTTCGCGTCGATCAGGCCAAGCTTGACGGCTGCAGCCTTCGCCTGGCATTCTTCTTCGGTTCCGGCCGTCACGGAGATCCGCTCGCCGTCCACCATGACGCGCGTCGTCCAGCTGCCGCTCGGCAGCTGCCTGGGCTTTGGCACCTTGACCTCGGTTTTCTTCTCCCGCTTCTTGCGTGCCAGGCGCTCGCCACAGACGCAGCAAAAGACAGAGCCGGCCGGGGTCTCTTTGCCGCAGTATTTACATGTCTGCATCACTATGTCCACGGTAATACCTCAAAACCGCGTGTTTAACACTCCAGAATCGCGCAGGAGAAGCGCTGTGCTACTCCGTGCATTATTTCACTCCTCTTTTCAAGCGCGCAATCTCCGCCTGCTTGTCGCGAATCAGGGCAGGGAGCGCCCTGGACGCAAATGCCTCCGTGCCTTCCCTGGCTGCAAGGTACTCCGCGGCCTGCTTGTCTGACATGCTGCCGGAGGCCGTCATTTTCCGGACCTGTTCGGTAGTCAGGCTGTCGGCAAGGATCTTCTTTTGCTGTTCGAGCTGCCGGTTGAGATCCTGCAGCTCGCCGTTAAGCCTCCGCAGCTCTGCGGCTTTCTTGGCTCTCTCTGGGTGCATGCGATCCACGATTCTATCAAAGATGATATAGCCAAAGATGAAAACAGCAGTGCCAATGATGGCAGCAAAGTAAACTTTCCAGAGTAACGCCATTCCTGCACCTCACCTGTACACAGGCTCAGGCAGCTTTTCGCGAAGCAGCACCTTGCCGAAGCATACACAGTTTCGCCCGGCATCTTTGGGAATACTGATGTTGGCATCCTCTCTGGCCGGGTTTGCCGACAGCAGATGCAGCGTGCCGGCATAGTCCACACACCACTGCTTGCAGAAGACGTCGCCGTCCACGAAGAAGATCCCCACGTCGAACTCCTGCAGCTGCGCACCGCGCTGGACAAAGGCCAGGCTGCCGTCGGGGATATACGGTTCCATGCTGTCGCCTCGGATCGTGATGCAGAAGTCTGCCCCCTCGGGAGCACCGGGAGGCTTTTCTATCTCCTCGTAGTCCTCCCCTTCGATCGGGGCTGCATAGCCTGCCGCAGCAGGGACCAGGTAATGCTTGATATATTCGATCTTCGCCGGCTGCGGGCTCTGAGCCTCAGCGCCCGTGCAGCGCTCATACTCCAGCGCAAGCAGCGTGTCGATCAGCTTTCTGCCATGCTCGTCAAGGGCATGGTATTTTTTTATGACCTCCGGCACGCTGTCAATCCGGATCTGGCGCGGGTCATCCGTCTCCCCTCTGAGCCATTCGACGGAGACGCCATGCAAAGCCGAGATCTCAAACAGGTAATTCGTGTAAGACTTGCTCGATCCCTTGACCCACATGGAAACAATATCTCCACTCTCAAACCCGAGAGACTGCGCAAACTTAGTCTTTGCCCCATGCTTTATTTTGCCGTCGTCATTTCGCGGAAGCAGAGAAAGAATCCTTTCAAGCGTAATATCCATGCCGTCGCCCTCCTTTTTCACAGACCAAAAACGAAATGTGTCGAATTGGTTACGGTGGTTTGTGCATACCGTTGATGGCAATACCTGGTTGAGCATAGGCAACTTGTGACTGTTAACAAAACTTATGTTCTTCGGTTTTTGTGTCTTGCAAACCCGAATTTTATGAGTTATGATAAAGCCGTCCCCGGGAAATGCCCGGGAGAGAAACCAAGCCGCCGGGGATCCGCAAAACCGGAAAACAGGCGGCAAAGAATCCCCGGAACGGCGTGCCACCGCCGTCCCAGGCATCCTTGCTCAGACCATGTAGGACTGTTACTGCACCTTCAATCTTACATGGTTTTTGCTTGGGTGTCAATATGAAAACTCATGGTTTATGAGGTTTTTGGAAGGAGGTATTGATGAACAGGCTCAAGCATTACCGGGTTGCCGCCAAGCTGTCCCAGGCTGAGGTTGCCAAGCGGCTGAATGTGGATCAGTCCGCCGTCAGCAACTGGGAGCGCGGTACCAACCCTCCCCTGCAGAAGTATCGCCCCCAGCTCGCCGCTCTATACGGTGTCACTGTCGACGAGATCTCTGCCGCATTCACAAACCAGTAAGAGAGGAGCGAACATGAAAAAACTGATCTTCATTCTTGCGCTGCTATCCATGTCCAGCAACGCAACCCTGGCAGCCGGTGCTGCCATTCTCCTGGTTCTCGCATTCTTTGCCCTTCTGCTGACGGAAGCAGAGAAGGGGCGCAGCTGAAATGCCGCGCACTAAGCTGACCGAAAAGTATTGCAAGCCCGCGGCTCCTCCGCCTGACTACGTCAAGGCCATTATCCTGGAACGGATTGACGCCCTTGGAAAGTCTCCGGATGCTGTCGCCTCTGCCATGCAGTACAGCCGGGCAACCTGGTTCTCTCGCAAGAAGCAGCACACAAATCAATGGCCCCTCGGTGAAATCGTCCGCCTTTGTGCTTTCCTTGGGATCCCGTTGGAAGATCTCCGCGCCTCGATCCGTTACTAAGCAAGGGAATGGCAGCGCAAAGACCAGCCTCGCGTTGGCATGGCTCGCCACAGCTGCGCAACGGCTGGGCAGGGCACAGACATCCACGGCAGCGGCAATGCATGGCCTCGTGAGCGCTGCAATGGATAAGCATCTCTGGGATAGGCAATGCGAGAGCGTGGCTCCACAGGGAACACCGCCGAATAGCAAGGGCGTAGCAACTCTATGAAACGCCGAGCACTGCAAGGGCACAGCCGCGCGCAGCAAGGCAGAGCAACAGCATGACAGCGCATGGAATGGAACTGCCCCGCGGCGGCACAGCGCAGCATCGTTGCGTATCGCGACGGCTAAGCACAGCAGGGCGCGGCCCAGCTTGGTAAAAGAAAAGCATTGCGCTGCAAGGGCAACGCCAAGCACCTCTTCGCGAGGGCAAGGCGAGGGAGGCGTGGCGAGAGCATAGAAGTGCGAAGCTCACCACAGCAACGCAATGGAACAGCAAGACGAAGAGGAGCTATGGCAACGCAAGCCGAGATGTGGCAACGCGAAAGCGAAGCGTACCGTACCCATGCAGAGGAACAGCGCAGCAGGGCCAAGCACTGCATGGCCACGGCTTAGCAAACCGACGGACAGCAAAGGAAAGGCATTGCTTCCCGGGGCCCAGCGACGGCATGGCAGGGTTTTGCAACTCGCCGCAGCGGCATACCAATGCTACCTTGTGCACCGCTAAGGAGAAGCGAAACGCCGAATCGCACTGCGGGGAAAGTCCCGCAACCGAACAAAAAAGAAAGGACAGAACAAATGAAGAAAATTCGAGTAAAGATCACCCTCACGGAAGGAATGCTGGGCACCTCGCCCAATGACGCGGATCTGTACCGCAACTACGTAGCCTCCAAGGCCCCCGACGCCGCCACTCTGGAGGAAGAGGTTGCAGCTGTCGGCACCGATGCCGTCGTGGATCGCGGCATCACCGTCTTCCCCCGTACCGCCGACGGCGAGCCCTTTGTGTATGATTACCAGATCAAAGGGTTTATGAAAGACGCCTGCAGCATGCTTGCCCGGCAAGCGAAAAAGGATCCGGAGACCGGAAAGAAGAAACCGGTCAATGAAAGTTCCCGGCTGACGGCGTTCAAAAAAATCATCGACGGGATGATATTCCCCCAGCCCAGGCAGATCGTGCTGCACATGCCGGAGGCCGACGATGTTGGGATCTGCCAGCGTCCCCTCCGCGCCAACACCCCCCAGGGTGAGCGCGTCGCCCTGGCCATCTCCGAGGAAATCCCCGCCGGATCCTGGGCGGAGTTCGACATCCTCCTCCTGGACGAGGATCACCTGCCCGCCGTCGTTGAGTGGCTTGACTACGGCCAGCTCCGCGGCCTGGGCCAGTGGCGCAACTCCGGCAAGGGCCGCTTCACCTGGGAGCTTGTCGAGGGATGATTGAGAACATCCCGGACGCCCCGGAGATCCAGCAGGCAATGAGAACCGGCGAGAACGGGTATAGCTACAGCTCAGAGCCGCCTACCCTGTGCTCTGACTGTGGGGAGCCGATCTGGGACTGGGCATTTGAGTTCGAGGGCTGCACGATCTGCCGGGACTGCTGCCGGGAGCGCCTGATCGACTACATGGACACTAATTTTCAGGAGGCAGCCAGAGCACTCGGCTGCACTGCTACTTACATGGGCTGACGCCCGGAAAGGAACAATCTATGATCACAACGAAATACGGAGAAACCCAGCTGAAAGGCTCCGGCCTGGAGCTGCGTGCGGACCTTGCCTGCATCGTCAAGGCCTTCAAGGAAAACTTTGGCGAAGAAGAAGCCCGCAAAGCCTTTGCTCTCGGCATCATGCCGAAGAAAGAGCGCGATAAGCTCTTTGCCGAAAAGCTGCGCTCTGAGCTGCCTGACCTCCTCAAAGACCTGGTCAAGGAGATTCTGGGCCCGGAAGAGGACGGGAAAGACGAGGCCGAGTAATGGCTAAGCTCCTGTTCTACGACCCCACGCACACATACACCCTGGGCGGGGAAGTGATCCCCAGCGTCTCGGAGCTGACGCGCTTTATCTCCAGGGAGATCTATTCCGATCTCGGCCAGTTTACCCTGGACCGTGCGGCCTCCAGGGGCACCGCGATCCACAAGGCCACCGAGATCCTGGACAAGTACGGCACCGTGGAGATCTCCGACGATGACGCCCTCCCCTATCTGCAGGCCTATCTCCGCTTCCGCAAGGAGCATGAGGTCGACTGGGAGAAGATCGAGTGGGCTGTCTCCCACCCGTCCGGGGAATACGCCGGCACCATCGACCGTTACGGTACCCTGGACGGCAAGCATACCCTCGCAGACATCAAGACCGTTTCGTCTATGGATCCGGGGCACCGAAAACTGTACGAGGCCTGCCTGAACCTGTACCGCCTGGCAATTGAGGAGGGCCACTCCGTCGAGCGCCTGGTGCTGATCTGGCTCAAAAAGGACGGCGCTTATAAGCTGGTAGATCTCCCAATTGACGACACGCTTGCCACGGCCTGCCTGGCGCTGCACCGTGCGCTCAAGAAGAAAAAACGCCAAAAGAAAAACAAGGAGGAATCCGCCGAAAATGGATGAAACCAAAAACGGCCAGGCGCTGCAGCCACAGCAGCCGGAGGCAGCGCCGGATCTCGCACCGGTGCAGAACGTATACACCCCATCCATCTGGAACGACAAGAAGATGCTGGAATCTGCGGTCAAGGCCGCAAAGGTGATGGCAGCCTCTGATATCGTGCCGGAGCAGACGTACCGTGGGAAACCTGAAAACTGCCTGATCGCCATCGATATGGCAAACCGTCTCGGCCTCTCCCCTCTCACGGTTATGCAGAATCTGTACATTGTGAAGGGCAAGCCCGGCTGGTCCGGCCAGTTTTGTATCGCCGCCATCAATAGCAGCGGCCGATTCTCTCCTTTGGAGTTCGTCACCTCTGAGGATGGCTCCTGCTACGCCAAGGCCACGAACCTGCAGACCGGCCGCGTCTGCTGCGGTACGGTGGTCACCTGGGACATGGTCAAGGCGGAGGGCTGGCTTTCCAAGAACGGCTCCAAGTGGGCGACGATGCCAGCGCAGATGTTCATGTACCGTGCTGCTGCCTTCTTTGCCAGGGTCTATTGCCCGGAAGTCCTCTTCGGCCTCCAGACCGCGGACGAGATCCGCGACACCAACGGCTACGAGGACGAGGCGCCGAAAAAGGTCACAGTCATTTCCCTGGAAGATGCTTAACCCCTTCAACATCGAGGTGCCGGAGGGGCTGGATCTCTCGCAGACCCGGCCCCGGTCCGCCGCCGATCGGATCAACGAGCAGCCCGGAAAGCTCAATGAGCTGGACGGGATCGATTGCCCGAAGTGCCTGAACCGCGGTTACATAGCGGTAGATCTCACGGACGGCTCCTTTACGATCCGGGACTGTGAGTGCAAGCAGCAGCGCCGGACTCTACGGAAGCTCAAAGAGTCAGGGCTTTCCGATCTGATCAAGATCTACAACTTCCGGAACTTCCAGACTCCCGACGCCTGGACGGGCCAGCTCAAGGAAGCCGCAGGCCAGTATCTCAAGAGCGCCGGAGCTCCCTGGTTTGTCGTCTGCGGATCTCCCGGCACCGGGAAGACTCACATCTGCACAGCGATCTGCAGGCGGCTGATCCAGAACGGGGCAGCTGTCCGGTACATGCTCTGGAAGGAGGAGGCGCCGGCCATGAAAGCCGTTGCCAATGATCCGGCCTATGCTGCCCGCTTCCGGGAGCTGGCCGACGCCGACGTCCTTTACATCGACGACATGTTTAAGGGCAAGGTCACAGACGGTGACATGAACCTGGCCTTTGCACTGATCAACGCCAGGTACAACGCCCGCTCACGACGCACCATCATCTCCTCGGAGCTGAGCCTTGCGGAGATCTCCCGTCTGGATCCCGCCATACACAGCCGGATCTATGAACGCGCCCGGGGATTCATCTTGAAAGCTCCCCACGACGCAAAAAACTGGAGAACAGAAAAGGAGGAAACAAATGCCTGACTATCCCCTGTATATGCAGGCGGCGGGAATCTCCCGCCGCGACACCATCAACGAGCTGAAAAAGCAGTTCCCAAACTTTGAGAAATCCAGTCTCGCCATGGTGTGCAATCCCGATAACTACGGCGTGCAGCTGACGCCGGACGCAGAGAAGCGCCTGGTCGCAGCCTTCGGGTATTACGCCGGCCTCGCTCACCGGCCGCGGAAAAAGGACACCCGGAAAAAAGCGAACCGCCTGTATGTCCGCTTGGACGATGCCATGTTTGACAGGCTCAAGCAGCTGTTTGCCCGCACGGCCTACAGCTCCATGCAGGATCTGATCGAGGCATCCCTGGCCGATTTCATCGACCGGCACGGAGGTGTTGACTGATGGTCTACATCGGTATTGATCCGGGTAAGCACGGCGGGCTCGCGGTGATCTACTCAGACGGCAGCGTCAGCGTCATGCCTCTCAAAGAGGAGACCTTGATCACCGTTCTGCGCACCCTCCCCGGGATCCCCGCCCGCTGCTGTCTGGAAAAGGTCGGCGCCATGCCCGGCCAGGGTCTGGCTTCCACCTTCAACTTCGGCGTGGGCTTCGGCTATATCAAGGGTGTCCTGGAGTGCAACCACATCTCTTACCAGGAGATCGCCCCGCAGCGCTGGAAGAAGGAGTTCGGTTTGAACTCCGACAAGAAGCGTTCCATTGAGGTCTGCCGCCAGCTCTTCCCGGATGTTTCCCTTCGCGCGTCCGCCCTGTCCAGGACGGATAACGACGGCATGGCCGAGGCCCTTTTGATGGCGGAATACGCCCGGAGGTGCCTATGAAGAAGAAAGACGAAACTGAGCATGTCGACGCCGTCTTTGAGGACTACACCGGCAAGAAGCGCTTCACGGTAGAGCATGCAGCCCACCCACCCATGACGGTGGCTGCCCCCGATGAAAACTCCGCAATGGTTGCCGCGGCGGAACATGCCGGCCTCCGCTGGCAGAGCTATTCGTATTATGCCTTCGCCCGCGTCTGGGCGCTGAATTAAGGTAAGATCTATGAAGGCCATATTCAAATACCCTGGCTCGAAGTGGTCAATCGCACAGTGGATCATCGGCCACATGCCCAGGCATCATAGCTATCTTGAGCCGTTTTTCGGGTCCGGCGGAGTGCTGTTCTCAAAGCCCAGAAGCAACATAGAGACCGTAAACGATTTGGACGGTGATGTAGTTAACCTGTTTGATTGGATCCGGCGAGATCCAGAACGTCTTGCAAATGCCATTTACTGGACACCGTATGCCCGCGAGGTTTACGACAAAGCGGCAGAGGCTTACAAGACGGAAACAGACAGCTTCCAAAGGGCTGTGATCTTCTACACAAAGATGATGATGGGTCATGGCTTTCGCACCAACGAAATCAAGGTTGGATGGAAAAATGACATTCAGGGGCGTCAGGCTGCCTATGCTGCGAGAGACTGGTGTGAGACACCGGATCGGATCCGCCGGGCCGCGGAAAGGCTTCGAGGTGTTCAGATTGAAAACCGCCCTGCGCTTGAAGTAATCCAACGTTTTAATTTCCCGAATGTCTTAATCTATGCGGATCCACCATATCTACTCGGTACCAGGCACGGGAAACAATACCGGCATGAAATGACTGAGTCAGATCATGTAGATCTCCTTAACGCTTTGAAGGACCACAGAGGGCCAGTGATCCTCTCGGGCTACGGGAGCGATCTATACAACGATATGCTGCATGGATGGTACCGAGACAGCATAACAGCAATGGCCCAGACGGCAACAAAGCGGCAAGAAATGATTTGGATGAACTTCGAACCGCCTGCGCTGCAACGTTCAATATTCGAAATGGAGGAAAACCAATGAGCACCACAAAATCCACCATCGTAACGGTGATTGTCACCGTCCTGCTGGGAATTGCCGCATTCGCGGCCTACCGTCTTTGCATGCCCGCCTTTATCATCCTGGCAGCCGCCTTCGCCACGATCGGTCTTCTCGCTGCAGTAACAGTCTTCTACGCCTGGCTGTCGCAGGCCGACGAAGGCGGCCGGGAAGAAGACGCACCTGCAGCAACATTCAGTATCAAGACCGTTGAAGAAGCTCTCCGCGAGGGTTTTCTCTCCGTTGACGGAGAAGAAACGGAGTCCGAGACATGAGCCTGGCCATGACAGACGGCGAAATCTGCGAGAGCTACCGCAGCGCCAAGGATCAGAAAAAGCAGCTCAACACTCTGGCCCAGCTGAACGCCACCAACAAGGAGACGATCGCCCGGATCCTCCGGGAAGGCGGGTACAAGGTGGACGGGCGTTGGCTCGTGGATCGTAAGCGCTACAAGCCGAGGAAAGCCGCGCCTGTAGAAGATCCCGTTCCACCCCCCCAATTGGAAGAAATGCCCAGCGCCCCCTCAGAGCCGCCTATGTGGGATGACGTGAAGCAGGGAGAGCCCTGCATTGAGGCAACCTATGCAGCCGAGTCCACTGCCCTGGCTGCGGCCGTAGAAGAACGGCAGCCGGAGCCGGTCACAGTCGGAGATCTCTATGACGCCCTCGGCGTGCTCCCGGCTGACGCGCAGCTGCTGATCAACGGCCTGCCCTTCGGCGGGATCCACTACATCAAGCAGGCCGCGCCCGGCGGCTGGGACGAAACGGTAGATCTCACCGGCCAGCCGCGCACATACAAAGAACTCCTTGCGGAATTGGAAATGGAGGAAACATGAAATCTTACATCACCCTTGAAGAACTTGACCAGGAGAGATGCACCGACGGCTACGAGCTGTTCCTGGTCGACATCGAAGACCACTTCACCGATGTTCTTTCCTGGTCAGCGGAGAACAACAACGCCCCGCTCTTTCACACCGACGCCGGTGATCTTTTCGCCGTTTTCCTGGAGTGCTTGCCGGATAATGCGCGGCAGCACTACAACTGCCATGCGTGCCGGCGCTTTGTGAACGCCTTCGGTGACCTGGTGTATATCGCGGAGAACGGGCACCACCAGCCCGCGATCTGGCCGGCCGAGGAGAAGGTCCCCGACTTCTTCAAGCCCGCCGTCAGAGCGCTACGCCGGTTGGTTGTCAACGCCAGGGTCAACGGCGTTCTCATTACCAATAGCAAAATCCTCGGCACGCCCAAGACCGGCTCCTGGAACCACATGGCCGTCGCCATCCCCAAACTCATGCAGCATCATTCCCCGCTCAGGAGCTGTGCCCAGGCAGCCGCGGAGAAAGCCGAAGATCACCGGCTGCTTGCCCAGGCTGTCTCCGGGTATTCCATGGAGACGCTGAACACCGCATACCAGGTGCTCCTCTCCGAGAGACTGTACCGGGGGGAAAGATTCCTCGGCAATGTCGAATGGCTTCGGTCAGTGAAAGAGAAGTGGGCCGCGGCAAGAAAGCGTGGAGGCCCAGCTGCTGACAACATCCTCTGGAGAGAAAGCGCAATCGCGCCCGTCGGTTTTTGCCATATTTCCTCCAGCATGGTCGGCACGCTCCTGGATGACATTGGTGCCGGCATGAGCTTTGACGAGGCCAAGGCCCGCTTTGATACCAAGATGGACCCGCTGAAATACCAGCGTCCCCAGGTTGCCCCGTCAGCTGGCAACATTGCCCGCGCCGAGGAGATCGTGGAAAAGCTTGGCCTCGCGCCCAGCTTCAAGCGCCGTTATGCCCGCCTGGAGGACATCGACGCCATCTGGACCCCGCCCAAGGCGACCGCTCCGGCCGTCAAAGGCTCTGGCCTGTTCGCCGATCTTGCCGCAAAGACGAAGCAGCAGAAAAGCACCATGGTCATGCCCGAAGCGGTGATCACCTTCCGGAAGTTCACCGAGTCTGTTCTCCCCCATGCCAAAAAGCTGGAGCTTTTCCTCGGCTCTGGTCAAGCCTTCTTTGGTGCCCTCGTCACTGCGGAGGATCCCGACGCGCCCCCGATCATTGCCTGGGACAAGCCGGAGCACCGCAATCCTGTTTCCTGGTACGTCTACAGCGGCGGCTCTTTCCCGGTCGAGTGGGGTCTGCGTGTCAACCAGTACGTGCCAGTGACGGCGATCTCACTGCAGCCGAACCTCTGGCAGGACGGCTTTGAAAAATACGGCAAGGGCGTCTTCTTTATCCTGGATGGCTGCCGAGATCTGAGCTGGGAGAATTGTTCCGCCGGTCTCTTCCCCGAGATCCTGAGCGGATCCCTTCACGAGGTCCGCGCCACGATCGAGGCTTACTCCGCAAAGCACCACCCGTCCGAAGGCAACAAGGCCACGGCCTGCGGCCTGCGCCTGCAGGCCGGCCAGAAGTGGAATGCATGCTTCCGCGTGACCACCGACGCAGGCGAATCTCTCTACCGTCTGGATCGCTGGGATTGAGGTGCAGCCATGGCCGAGAAGATCAAAGTCATTGTCAAGAGGCCTGACGAGGCGGGGCACGTAACCTGGATCTCCAACACTCTGGAGAACCTGCAGCGCACCGTCGACGGCTATATTGAGACAGTTTCCCTCGCTTCGGACTGCGTGATCATCTGCAACGAGGAGGGCCGGTTACTCGGCCTTCCTCACAACTGCCGGATCTGCGGCGTTGACTTCTGCGGGACGATCATTGTGGCCGGCGTGAAGGGAGAGAACTTCTCCGACTGCCCCGCGACGCTGAAATTTTTCAAAGAGAGGATGGTGCAGGCGTGATCCGTGAAAAGCTGTCCGACTTCATGTCGGGCGTTCTGATCCTTTTCCTGGTCCTTTACGCCTGCCTGTTCTTCTGGATCTGCCGCCTTGCCGGCATACATATCGAGGAGGATTTTTGAACATGTACGAACATGTTGCACGAGATCTGAGAGAGCAGTCATGCTATCTGCCGCGAGATTACACCTATCGACTGGTCTGTGAAGCAGCTGACGCCATCGACCAGCTGGAGGCGTTGTGCAAGCGGCAGGAGGCCAAGCTCGTGGAGCTTACAGAGGAGCTTGCATCTAAGCCCCGGTGGATTCCCGTGACGGAGCGGTTGCCGGAGTTGATGCACGAATATGTGTTGTGTTGCGGTGCAAAAGGTGGGCAGTTTGTCGGTTGGGTAGCTACAAAAACATATGATGGTGGTGACAAAGCCACAGCCTTTGTGCATGATGGACATGGCAGAAACATCACCCACTGGATGCCGCTGCCAAAGCCGCCAAAGGAGGAGACATGAAGGCGTGGAAAGTCGCGGACAAATGGAACTATGAAGGCTTTTCGACCGTTGTCTTTGCCGAGACGAGAAACCGGGCGAAGGCCCTGGCTCTGGCAACCGATGCCTGCGAGGATGCCCAGTACATCGACATCGAAGTGCACAGAATGCCGGAGCTGGACGGCGAATACAGAGGGCACTTTGAGATGGAATGGGATGATCCGCAGGACCGTGCTGCCCTTATCGCTCATGGCTGGGCTTGCTTTGAGGTTGAGCCGGACGAATGCCAAACCTGCGCCGGGGCAAGCAGCTGCGAGTCATATGCCGACTACCTCAGAGATGTTGCCATCTGCGAACAGTACGAAAAGGAGGCAAGCCATGCTGACGCTGCCGATTAAGAAAAAGTGGTACGACATGATCCTCTCCGGTGAGAAGAAGGAGGAATAACTTATGTTGAGTTTTGAAGAATGGGAAAAAGAGGGGTTCCGTCTGAGATCGATCATCGCGGAGCTGGAAGAACGTATCGAATACCGGAAGCTTGAGCTTGGCTGTGGAGAGCCTGGAGTCGGTCGCCGCCTGACCGAAGCGCAGCAGGAGCTGATTGATAACGATATGACGCTAAAGGAGCTCCGTTACACGCACAGAGCCTTCTGCGCAAAGCGGGATTATCTCAGAGCAAACGGCGTTCTGCCGCCGGAGGAACACTGATGGCCGATTTATACACCGCCGACGAGGTCATGGACTTCTGGGACAGCCATGCCACCGCCGAACAGAAAGCCGAGCGTGCCGAGATCGAGAGCATCCGCAAGGACGTGGACACGGCCCGCAAGTACATCAAGGACGCCCTGGCCCGGTACCGGAAGGACAAGACCAAAAGCCGCAGCAAGGCGAAGGCTGCAGATCCCTTCGCAGATCTGGCCGACTACTCCAGCAAGGAAGATATTCACAACGCTTTCGGCTGGGGGATGATCAGCGAGGCCGAGATGGACCGGCTTTGGAACCTCTGGGATCTGCGCGAGGAGTCCAAGAACAAGACCGCCCTGGAGGACCGCGTCACGGAAATGCTGGAGCTTGCGATCCGGGCGGCTGGAAAGCAGTACACGGAAAAGCTCCTGGACTACGACGCCCGGCGCAGCAAGATGCGGCATGAGGCTGAGAACGTGGCCAGGGCAAACCGTATGCGGAGGTGACGCGACAACATGAGCCGTATTCAAGAGATCCGCTTTTACGGGGATTGTCTGGAAGCTCTCGGGATTCCGGATGCCGGCGACGTTCTGTATGACCGGGATCTGAAACCCCGCGTTCTTGATCTGGTCGTGTGTGAGGATCCGCAGGGCTCCCTGCAGCCCTATCTCAAGCGGCTGCTGCGTACTGGTAAGGACAATATTGTCACTACCTGCTACAAGGACAGATCCAAGAACTTCGCCATGCGCACGCCCAGCATCACCGGTGTGGTTGTGGAGATCCGGGACAGAGAAGGTCGGCTCGCCTACCGCCGCAGGAATCGGACGCACGCCGATGATCTGCGCGCCATGAGCGACGAGGAGCTGGCAGAATACCACGTCGAGATGTGCGGCTGCCCGCCCGGGCATGATCCGGCCTTTTGCGGCATAGCAACAATCGGGTGCAAAGGTTGCTGGCTCGCCTGGCTGCAGCAGGAATCAGAGAAGGAGGATCCGTGAAATGGTAAAGTGCCTCAAGTGTGAGGGCTACAAGATGTTCGAGGGCAGCGCCGAGGTGCGCTTCTCAGGTCAAGAGCCCTTTACAGTCTCCGGTGTCTGGCTCTACCGCCCGGACACCAACTGCTGGTATGTCAATTACTGTTCGCAATTTCCATGGGGCAGCAGCTTCCCGGCCGATGTCGTCACCCCGATCACAGGAGGAGGCGACGCGCTGTGACCCGCGGCGAGGCCATGAAGCGTGCCCGGCGCCGGGCCGGGCTGACACTGCGGCAGTTGGAGGAGAGATCCGGGATCCGCGCCGGCACAATCTCCCGTCTTGAGAGAGATCTGCAGGCGGGACGATACGCCACCATCCGGATCCTGGCAGACGCTCTGGAGATCTCTGTAGACGAATACACCGGAAACAAATAAGAGGAAGCCAAACGGCTTCCTCTTTTCTTATTTTTTCTTGGCGAGCCCGGCCAGGTAATCGGCCCAGTCCGTCTTCCAGCCCATGGTTCCCCAGATCACTGCCTTCTGGCGGTCTGAGTAATTGGAACCGATCAGCCAGGTATACAGCTCGTCCTGGGTTACCTTCTTGTTGCCGTTTACATCTGCCGCGGTTTTCCCGGCGTTATAATCATCCAGGCTTACGCCTACCGTGGAAAGCGTTCTGGAAAGCTTATCCTGTTTGGCCTGCTCAGATGCTGCAGCCGCACGATAGCTGGCCCAGTTTGCGTTTTCCCCGCTGTAACCCATGGTCCCCCAGATAGCCGTCCGCTGTTTCTCCGTGAAGTCGGATCCGATCAGATAATCATAGACCTCGGCCTGGCTCAGCCCTCCGTTTCCGTCCTTGTTTGCCGCCTCTTTCCAGGTCAGTGCGTCAACCAGGCTGATGCCGGAGTCCATAAGATCTTCCACCTTTGCCCACTTGGTTTCCGCGTACTGCTCCCCATGGGCCTCCATGTATTCCTGCTTGGCCTTGTAGCTTGCGTACTGTTTGAAGCTGCCGATCAGCTCCACTCGTTCCGCGTCACTGAGATCCGAATACTTGTCACCCAGAAGCAGCTCTCCAGTGTACTGCTCCACCAGCTTACCGTAAGTGTTGTGGTATGTCCGGCGCTCCTCCGCGTTCATGCGGTATCGCTCGTCGCCGATCTTGAAGCTGGTGGGCGCGTTGCGGTCCGGGTAGACGTTCGCGTCTCCGGTCGCCTCATACAACCGCTCCACAGCTGCGGAGGTCTCCGTCTGGTTAACCTCATTTACGGCTCCGGGCAGCACAAAGCTGTTGATGAAGCGCTGCAGGCCATTCCCGCCGTACTCCTTCGGATTGCCGAAGTCGTCTGTCTTGACCGGCAGCGTCTCACGCAGGCCGGGGATGACGTTACGCAGATTGTTCCACACCTGCCCAAAAGGATCGTCGGAGCTGACGTCGCGATAGTTCTTATCGATCGTCCTGGCAGTCTGCCCGACAGGTGCCGGGATCATGCCGGTCAACGCGTCGCCGCCCAGGCTGAGCGCAGTCTCGCCGACCTTGCTGCCGAGGTCTTCGGCAGCTGAATACCGGAAGGTGTCCACCGCGTTTGCAATGTTCTGCAAGGCGGGCATCTCCAGAACGCTCTGCACTGCGCCGGCGAAGTAATCCTTCGCATAGCTGCTGAGCGTGGCGTCATCTCCGTCTTCCTCTGCGATCATGGAGGCGATTGCCATAAAGGCGTTCATGGGCTCCAGCCATCCAATGGAAAGCAGGTCGTCCCCGTCCTTCCACTCGCCGCTCTCTCCGTTGAAGGCTCGCAGTGCAGCGTCCAGGTTGATCTGAACACCAGTTCTTCCCTCCGCCCGCTTCTGCGCTGCAGCGTCCAAATCCTCCTCGTTGTCTGCGTTCTTTGCAAGGCCGGACTTAAACAGAGCCGTAAGGAGCACAATCATGGGCGTGCCCGCCATTCCTCTGGCAATATCCATGACCGCCTTCTGCTGCTGCGCGGCTGTCCACGAGTTCACGCGCTCCCCGGTCTTTCCGTCTGCCGTGGTGCTCTTGTCCTGCTTCACGTTTTTGAACAGCTGGAAGAGCTCCATCCCGCCCTTGACGATGTTGGCCGGGGAATACTCGGCAGCCTTCACTGCCAGGTTAGCAGGCACGCCGGGGTATGGGTTGATCACATCCCCGACGCCGAAGCCTCCGGTTCTGCCGTTGCCGTTCACCTCTCCGCCGACGCCCAGGATATTCAAAACATCGTGGATCCCCTTGGAGAGTTTATACGCGGTGTCATTGTTCTGGAACAGACGATAGTCCGCCATGGTCTCGCCGAGCTCCGCCCGCTCCTCTTCCGTCAAGTCGAAGCCCTCCAGGCCTTCCTGCACCGCCGTCTCGATCTGCCCGCGGGAAAAGCGGTCACTGGTGGTCAGCGAATAGCGCAGCAGCTGCTCCCACCGGCTCATGAACCGCTCGAAGCCGTTGCCGCTCATTTTGAACGTGCGGTTTGCCGTGGTGCCATACCGATTGCCCTGACCCGTCATATCCACGTCGCCGGCCACTTCCAGGATGCTGCGCACCATGGCGTCATGTGCGCCTTTCCTGGCCTTGGACGAAAACCAACTCTTGTCAACGCCGACAGTACGCTTGCCCGTCACCTTGGAGACCATCCAGTCCAGCGCAACGCCAAGGCCGTCCTGCGTCAGGGTGTCCTGCACGCCGAACACGACGTTTCCGCCGATGTTGCGGAAGAAGGTGCCGAGGCGCGTCAGCTGTGAATTGACCTGCCAGGCCTTGAGCTTCTGGCCGAGATCTGCTGTGACGGTCACATCATTGGCCATGTTCATGAGCTGCCGCGTGGCAAACTCCCGCAGCCATTCGAAGTCCTCCACCTCATTGAGCATCCGCATAAAGTTGCTCTCGCGGAAGGTGCCGGTGCCGCGGTAATCGCTCTGCCGCTTGATCAGCTCTCGCAGGGAGGTAAGATCTCCATCCTCTATGCCGTCCAGCTCCTGAGCAAAACCGTAGATGTCGTTTCCGATACGCTCCGCATCCTCCGGGCTGATTCTACCTTCCTGCTGAGCGGTGTCCAGTTGCTCCTGTGCCTTTACAGCGGATGCAGCCGCACTCCTTGTCCACTTGCTGAACGCCTGCAGGGCCTGGCCACTCCTGGTGCCGCGCTCCTGCACGATCTTCGCCCAGGCGTTTGCCGCGCTGTTGTCGCCGCTGCGCAGGCTCTCGGCTTTGAGTAGACCATACAAGGAGAGCCCGGTGTCAATGTCCTCCGCGTTCCACATTTCCTTGCCCATGAGATTCTGCATCTCACCGACACGGTCGGCATCTACTCGGTTCAGGGCAGCAGTAAGAGTCTGCCGCTCTGTTGTCGGAACATAATACAGGCTCTCCTGTTCACCGCCCCTCTCTTCGGCCATGGAATGCAGGGTGTTACTTTCGGTCTGGCTGCGCTTCATACCCTCGGGCGCAGCACTCTCCGTCTGAGTCGGCGGTCCGTTCGGAGTCTCGGGCCCTCCCTGTTCCTGCCCCTGCTGCACGCCGTTCTGGGCTGCTCTCTGGGGCTCGACGGTGCCTTCCGGGGGCGCAGCTTCGCCTTGCGTCTGCGCCTCGGCGTTCTGTGCGGTGTTTAACGTCCGAGAGCCAGCGTTAAACTTTCCGGAGATCGTGGCGGGGGCAGGAATACCCTCCCGCTCGTCTGCGAGCTCCTGGCGCGTTTCTGTGCGATTTCTGTTCTGCTCTTCCAGGAGGCTGTCTCTGTACTCGTAAGCAGCGTCATAATCCATCACGGGGAGTGCGTCAAGTGCCTCGACGGTTAGCGGCGGATACCTCCCGTAATTCTCCACGACAGTCTCAACGCTATCTCCGTTGTGCATCATGAAATAAATGGGAGGCTCGCCTTTATCCGGCGTCCATCCGGGAATGCTTTCTTTGGCAAAGCCGGCATCAAAGTCTACGCGGGCGACAGGGATAAAGCCGTGCTGCGCGTAGATGTTAGCCAGCACAGGCCCGAAACAGTCGAGCTTGTTCCCTCCTGCTGCAATAGCTTGAGGGATCATGCTTTCCGTGGCTCCTTTCGGTGAGCCGGCTGCTTTGTTGGAGAATACAGCGACAATATCCCCGTCTTTGTTCACGGCAAAGCCTGCGCTGCCGTTGTCGGTGATGTAGACCTTTGCCCCGTCTTTCGCAAGCTGCTCAACAGTTTTTGCGTCAACTGCCCATCCATTCCTTTGATCTGCAGCCTTCGCTGCATCCAGTGCGGAACAAAAAGCAGCAGTGTCCGCAGAACCGTCATGCAGTTCTACGACAACACCGCTGCTTCCATCAGCCTTAATTCTCCCGCGAATCTTGTCTGCGTTTTCCTGGCTCAGTAATACGACTCCAGCCAGCCCAGGATCTCCTCTGGATTGTGTCCGTGTTCTACCAGATCCTTCCAAAGGGCTTCCGGGTACTCCTTCAACTTCTCCAGCGCTTCTTCCTTCGCCATCGTTTTCTACCTCCGGCATATCGTTTTCCTTGTTTTCAGTATACTCAGCGGCTGCGGCGTTGTCAATATTCAGTTTTCCCTCCTGGCCGGTCGTGAGATCGGCGAGGAGCTGGGCCGCGTCCACCTGCGCCCCGGGGGCTTCCTGCTGCGTCTCCTGCGCCTGCTGCCCGGTGGCAACGTCTGCCAGTATCTGTGCGGCAGGTGCTGCGGGCGTTAATGCCTCTTGCGTTGCAGGTGTCGCAGGCGCGGGGGCAGGGGGTGCCACTTCGGGGGGCGCGTCCGTGCGGACCTGTCGCGGATCCTCACCGCGCTGATACGCCTCATATTCTTCGTCCGTGAGCATTTGCACAGGGAGCTCGGTAAGATCCTCGGCGTATTCGTTGATTCTGTGATCCCAAATGCTTTCCGGCGCGAGGCCTTTCCCGACAAGGATGTTCTCCAATTCGTACCGGATATCATACCCCGCTACGTCACTGTCAAGAAGTAACCTTGTTTCGCTCTTGCTTGCGCCGATTGCTTTGCAAAACGCACGGATAAGCTTCGGGTTATCCGCGATTCGGTCTGCGGCTTCTCGCGCGGTCATTTGCCCATTCCGCAATTCAGAGATAAACGGGATGGCGTCCACTTTGATTTTCGCGTTTGCCCAGGCTCTTGCCTCGCCTCTGAGGCGTTCAAGGCGGCTCGTCCTCGTCTGCCGTCTCCTTTCGTTCTCTTCGGCCAGACGCTCATCATAGCTCTGGTTCGGGGAGCTCTGCGGCTGGGTCTGCTGTGCAGGAGTGGCTCGGGGAGGTGCCGTCTCTTCCGCAGCCTGCGTTCCGCTCTCGCCCGCTCCGGGCGTCTGCTGCCCGGCTTCATCTCTTTCTTCGGTCAGCGTGCTGTCCGCTTCGCGGGTCGCTCTCGCGGCCGCTCTGGCCTGTTCGATAACGTCCTGATATCTGCCCGCTCGCGCTGCAGTGAGAGCCTCGGAGATGTTGTCCGTGTCGCGGTAGTAGTTTGGGTTCTGCGCAAGATTGTTGAGCATGGTGCGATCTCCAAGCTCTTGGGAAAAACCGGGCCGTCCGTACTGCTGCTCATACAGATCAATGGCAGCGTCCTGAACGCTCGTCATGGAGCCAGTGCCGTTAAGGCTGTTGGCTACAGAACTGCCAGCAGTGCCAAGGAAGCCGCAGAAGAAGCCAATCATGGCTTCATACATCAGCTCACTCTTGTCGACTTCGTATTTCCATGTACCGTCTTTGTCGATGATCTTGTCAGCAAGAGGGCCAAGGACACCGGCAAGGATTTCCTCCAGTCCTTCTTCTGTAGAAGAGACAACCAGCCTAATAATGGCTCTACCGAATTTCGTTGATGCAAGCCTGCGAGCAAGGGACGCGGCTACATCAGACGAAACAATTCCTTTGCCGTAAATGCCAGCCGTTCCGTTGAAGATGCTCTCGGTGAAAACTTCGATTGAGCCCTTCGTGACGCCATACGCGAGGCGAGTATCAATGTCTTCAACGCCTTGCTCGCGGGCAGACCGCATAGATTCGCCAGCCACGCGGGCAAACATAGGGACAAGTGCGCTGCCGCCAGTGGCGGCAGCAACGCCAGCGTCAAACGTCATCTCCAGCATGTTTGTCCCGATGTCAACGCCAGCTCTTGCGAGCGCATTGAGGCCATTCTTTGCCCTGTTCAGGTCTTGCTGAGCGCTTGCGCCGATGGTGCTTGCAACGTTATACATGGCGTTGAAAGGCGCATTCGCTGCTTCATTCTGTTCAAGCGCGCGAACTGCGTTCATCCCAACAGGGGCCCCGGGCTGCTGCGAATAGACAGATGCCGCCATCCATTGCCCAACTTCTGCAGCTGTTTCCGTGAGGGATGAGGCAATGTTTTTGCCTACATACCTAAGCGAACTCCCGATCCTATCAGAAGCGTCGATGTCGCGTTCGCCGTTTCCAGCACGGATATCGCCTTCGACGATGAGGTTTCTAAGGCGGTCCATTTCGTCGTGGTCGGCTGTTTTGTGGCCTTCCGATACCCACCGTCTGCGGGCAGCCTGATATTGGCTGACGAGATCGGCGCGACCTTCCCATTCGATGGTCTTAGCCGCTTCTTTGGATTCTCTCATGCCCTCGGAGAAAGCCCGCGCTGCGTCCGCCTGCTGCTGCATAAATGACTGCTGCATTTCAAGCTGCTGCTCTGTCGGAAGGTACTGCATATTCTGCAGCGAAAGCCCGTTCTTAATGATGTCCCAGATCGAGCCACGGACTTTAGCATCAGCCGCTTCCTGCTGGGCGGCCCTCTGCCGAGCGAGCTCTAATCCCGCGTAGTACGCATCAGCCTCCTCCTGCTTGGTTGTCTGTTTGGCCTGTTTGCTGGCGGTGCCGCTCTGCTTCTTACGCTCGTACTCTGCCTGCGCTATGCGCTGCTGGAAGGAGGCTCCGCTATTTGCCTTCTTGCTCTCCCAAGGGGCACCGGCTGCACTCTTATGCATGGTGCTTGCTGCTCCCTCGGCTTCCGTCTTCTGCGTTGCACTCGCCATGGAGGTAGGCGCTGAAGCCGACCCCTTCTCAGGTTTGGCAGAGCTTTTAGGGCTGTTTGGTCTGTACTTGGCGACGAGGTCGTCTATTGATGTCGCAGCAGTGCTTTGACCCGAGGCGGCGGTGTTCTGTCCGCCACCTCTATATTTGGAAATCAGATCGTCAATGGTCGGCATAGTTTACCTCGCAGACTTTGCCACATTTCTTGCGGCCGCTTGACCCGGGGCGTAATAGCCCGTGCCGGTAGCGTGTTCATACGCGTCGAGGATTGTCAGCTCCTGCGCTTCGGTCATGCCCGGGTTGTTCTGAATAAATCGGTCGGCCTCTGCCTTCGCTTCGTCAGGACGGCTCGTCCCGATCGCGTAGGCAGCACGGCTTACATCTGAGTCAGATACCGTCCGTCCGCCGCCGCCTCCATACGTCGGCGCCGGGGCCATGCCGGGCGCATACTGGCCGGTCATCTTGAAATACTGATCAGCATTGATAGCTCCAGTATTGTAGGCCAGCAGAGGATTCTTTGCGATCCAGGTGTTGCGCATGGAGCTGATCTGGTCGCTGTCGAAGATCCCTTCATAACCGGAGAAGTTGCCGAAGCCGGCAAGAAGCTCAGCGCGCTGCATAGCCTGTTGCCTTTCGGTGTTGTAGCTGTCAAGCAGCGCTGCCATCTTCCGGTAATCCCCCTCGGACTCTGCCTGCTGCACGGCAGCACGGTACTGCACGCCGAGGTTTGCGATCTCCCGATCTGCCTCGGTGTAGGCGCTGCTCTCCTGCCCGCGCAGGGTGCCCAGGTCGCGGTTGTAGACGTCCCGCAGCGCAAGGTTCTGCTGGCTGCCTGCACCTGTGTTGATGCCGTTCCCGACTGCCTGCTGGTTCAGGTTCCTCCGGTCGCGCTCGTACTGGGCCTGCATATCGTTGCCAGCTGCCTGATAGGTCGTCCCGATCTTTTCACGCTGGGCCTGCTTGTCAGACAGGTTCTGATCATAGGCAGCTTTCAGCCCGGTAGTTGTCGCGCTCGTCTGCGCGTCATACATGTCGGCGACGGCTTTGCCCTGCCCTTCCGCAGCGTACTTCTTGTATTCGTCTTCAAAGGCCATGTTTTAACCTCCCTGCGTGTTTGCAGTCCAGGGATCCGCAAACCGGAGCACCGTGTGTTCGGGATTCAGTTCGATGGGCGAGCCGTTGCCATGATACCCCGCCGGGAGCGCCACCAGGTACACCGTTACATCTGTTTCCGGAGGCGGCACCGTAGCCATCTTGAGGATAATCCATTCCGACTTTACGCTCCAGGACAGCGGGGAATAGTAGTAGTCCCCAATTTTGAGGAACGGGAGGTAGGCGAAGCCGGGGCCTTCCCCCGGGTTCCCCTGTTCGTCAGGATAATCTGAGCTCACAAGGGTCAGCCCTTCGATCATGGTGTTGCCGATCATGATGGTCGCGTTATTCCCGATGGATGCCCGCGGAATAGTGATCCGGTAGGCCCAGGGGGTGATGTCGTTCAGCCAGTAGTTGAGAGCTTCGATCAGGCCGTCCAAATTCGTGATCTGGTTGACCCAGTTGTGGATCCTCTCCGTGGTCGTCCCGGTCTTGTCAGTGATGGAAATGACGATCTCGTTGTCTTCCTCATAGACGGATGCTTCGGGAGAGTAACCGTCTTCACCGGGATCTCCATCCTTCCCGTTGAACTCCCCGCTATTGGCTCTCTCCACTACGCTGCTGGCTACATCAACAGCGTTGTTTGCCGCCTGCAGGATCTGAGCAACGACAGAGGGGGTCGCAGTGGGAGTGACGTCAGTCGATGCATCGGCGGAGTCCTGGATCTTTCCGACCTTTGCCCAGACGGTAGGGATCACGGTTTCGCCTGTCGGGGAGATTCCTGTCACGCCGATCCTCAGGCGATACCCCGCAATGGCGAGGCATTCCCAGGGGACCTCGACAACGGGCTCCAGGCCCAAGGCAACTTCCTTGATTTCCGCGCCTTCAAAGACGGCGATCTTTTGCAGGCCGTCCCAGACGCTTCCAAAGGTAAACTCGCACTGCAATCCAACGCGGCCGGCCGTGAGGGTTTCCTTTTCGGTTACTTCGATGTCTGCAGCTACTCCAGAGGTTGATACGCTAATTCTGATCATGATGTTGCCCTCGCATTCCTGATAATCATAATTCCTGTTCCGCCGGCCCCGCCGAAGCCGTAATCATAGTCGTTGCCCGTGGCAATGGCATAAGCGCCACCACCACCAGCCCCGGTGTTGTCCGCTCCGGCTTTGCCGTTCCTGCTTGATTTGGTCCCGCGGGTTCCTCCGCCGGTCGATCCGGCGGAGCCACCGGTGCTTTCATAGCCGATTGATTCAGCTCTCGCATTTCCTCCGGCCCCGCCCGCTCCGTAGCGTCTTCCGCTCGCAAACAGAGAAGAGGATTCGCCAAAGGCGTATTCCCCATTGTCGGCAGGAGTGCCGGTTGACACGTTCGTCGGGTTGTATGACTGGGATGCGCCTGTCGCTCCCTTGGATCCTGCGCCCGAAGCTGCGCTGATCCCGAGGCCTGCGCATGTCGTCGCCGTGCCGCTTGCGCCGATTGTCACAGAATACTCTGTGCCGGGCGTCACCGGCTTCCCGCGGACGGTTTGACGTCCTCCGCCTTTGCCGCCGGCGCCGCCCACCGCCTTGGGGTAACCATTCCAGGAAACTGACCCGTTCGCTCCGGGAGCACCGCCGCCAACCGCGAATATGTCGACTTTGTCAACAACGCGAGAGAAAGTAAGCACTCCCGATGTTTTCAGGGCAAGCTCCCAGTCCACGGTTCCGTCTTCCTTCGGGTCTCCGACCTTGAGCTCGTAAGTACCAGTGTAAGAGAACACAGGCGGTTTCTTTTCCTTGTTCACGCCAAGCGGAGAATTGTTCACGATCATATGCCCACCTCGTCAGTCAAGAATGACCACATTCGCGTAGGTGGCAGAGCTAACCGCGTTTTCGGCAATAAATTTCAGTTTGCCAGCCTCCTGCCCCGAGCAGCGAACGCCGCAGTCTCTCCAGGTGCTCCAGCTTTCAGGGGCCGGGGAGACCACAACGGTGTTGTTGGCTGTCACGCCAGCTACATCCACCGAAACCTCGGTGTTTGCTACCATCGTGGAAGGGAGCTCCACTCTGTTCGCAGCGCCGTGCTGCTTCTGGATCCCTGTGGTCTTCGCGAGGGAAACGCTGCCGTTGATCAGCTGATCAGCACCGACGCTGTTGTTGGCCATGTTATTCTGCTGAACAACCTTGCTGCCGAGGTGTTCATTGAGGATCGACGCGAGTGCGATAATCGGGCCCGTCACACTGCGCCCCTTATAGTTTCTCGTTTCGAGAGTGGCGTCTGCAACCTTCTCTCCGGTGACGGCTTTCTGCTGCAGGTGAACCGTGCCGACGGACAGCAGCGCGAGAATCGCCGCAGTCACGCTCTTCTCCGCAAACTTCGCGGTCGTAAGGCTGCCGTCCGGGAGATCTCCGATCGTGGCACTGTTGACGGCCTCTTTCAGCGCAACCAACGCCTCCTGCACAGTTGCGGCGGGCCGTCTTTCGCCGCTCTCTTCGTCCTCTACGTCAATGCCGCTGATTTCCTCAATGCCGAGTGCACCGGCGCCGGCAGCTTCAAGTGCCGGGAGGAGGACGAGGTTGATATATTCCTTGATGTCAGCCACGCCCTGGTCAAAGCGGCGCTTCAATTCTGTCGCCGTCATGCCTTCCTGGTCATTTGGCCTGTTTGAGAGGCTGGCAATATAGTCGATATTGTCAGGGATTCTTTCAAAACTCATATCGTGCTCCTTACTTGATGTACCAGAACCGGCACTTGAGGCCTTTTACTTGTGCGCTTGGGGTGCCGATGATGTATGCCTCCGAACTGTCCGCCCCGTATGGTGCAGGGTAGAAGGCTCCTGTTGCTGACGAATACGCCACGATTCCGATTGCGAAGATCTGCTTTTGAAGTGCGAGGAGCTTGCGGTCTCCTCCGCTTCCGTTCTCGTACATGGCTGCCCCCTTATCCCTTGGCGAAGCCCATGAACCTGACGCGGATGTCCGCCGAGGTCAGGGTGACGCTCGTGTTGTCCGAGTTCGATTTGAGGACAAGCTTGTAGTAGATGAACTTCTTTGCCTTGATTTTCAGCCTCCGTATCTGCGGCTTGTCATTCGTCGAGAAGGTGAAATCTGCAAAGTCTACATGCTCAAAATCAAAAAGGCTGTAGTTGACTTCCTTCGTCGGGTACGTGGCCTCCTTGTCTGTGAGCACTGTTACGTCGATGGATGCTTTGGCTTCCGGCTTAATGCCGATCCAGAGCATTGCGGAGTTTTTGCGCTGGTAGTCAGCGCCGAACGCCATGGCGCCGCTCTCCCAATAGCAGTCGATCGCCTGGGGCTCCCCGCCTCTCTGGTCATAGTTGTAATTGCTCGAAACGTGGTAGATCTTCCCGTCTTCCGCGCCGAAGTACAGCTCATTGTGGAATGTAAACGGCCGGTGCATCGGGAAGTCTGTGTACAGGTACCAGGCATCTGTCGCATACCCGTAGACCAGAGCCTTGCCGCTGGGATCCACGATGTAATACTCCTGCCTGTAGTTGTCGTCGTAGCAGACGCAGCGTTTCGTGTTGAAACTATGGAGGGTGGAGAATACCCTGTCAGAGATCCGGCGCGCCTGCCGCTCGTCTCTTGTCAGGTTGGAGCTGTAGTAGCTGCTGTTGCGCCACTCGTACACGTCCTGCCCGAACAGGGTGTACGGGTTGTTCAGGACAAGCTGCACCTGACCGGGGGCTTCGTTGCCGATAGATCTGTTGATCGGGGTCACGTAAAACGCTGCGGCGATATTCCCGTTTGCGAGGGTCACAACGCCATACTGGATCCCGTAGGCCCCGTCGGATTTGTAGGCTACGAGGGACGAATAGTGACGGATCATGCCGGTGATCGGCGTGTTTGCAACGCCCACGCGCACCTCGTTCAGATCCGGGAAGTAGTCCGCCCTGGCCTTGCCGTCGTGGTCGATGTCGGAATAAAGGGCAGTGTTGGTGCCGTCGCCGTACAGAAACACACGGGTGTCCTGACTGCCGTTGAAGGTCTCGGCAAAGTGCATGGCAATGATCTCGTCCCGGAAATCGTTGTCCACTTCCCATTCGATCTCAATGGAGCTGACGCCGCGGGCCGGTGCCGGCTGGATCGTCACAGCGCCATTTGCAAAACTCCATCCGGGTATCGGATCTCCTGTTGCCGTGCTGCGCACCGCATGGACAGTGAGTACATTGTCCTCCGGGAGCTGGAACGCGGTTTCCGTCCCATCCGGGGAAAACCAGGCCTTGCGGCGTCCCGTCAGCTTGTTAACCCCTTCCAGCAGCTCGCCGCCGCCTGCAGGCGTCACCGCGACGGCGATCAGCGGCACATAGCCCTGCACGACAGACAGGCTCGTACCGTCGAAGCAGTAATATTCATGGCCGGTGAGGATGTAGAGATGTTCGGCAAAACCGAACATACAAGGTCGATCAGTATTGCCAACACTCCCGATCAGCTCCAACCCCCAGGCGCTTCCGTCCCAGCAGCTGTAGAGCTTGCCGTCTGAGATCGCCATCACGGTCTCCTCCCCGGCAATATACCCGGTCCAGACAGCTTCGATCTCCGCGTCAATTCCGACCTCAAGGACGCTGCGTGTGCCGGGCCTCTTCTGCAGGTTCCCGTCTCGGGTCACGCGCATATTCCTCATGGCGGCGGCTTCGCCCATTTTGAGCTTGGTGTCACCGTCCGGGTTTTCGTTCATGCCGAGCCAGCGCTGGATCGTGAACACCTTTTCGGCCATGCTGCCGGTAATTCTCGCCATTCAGATCACCACCGTCCAAAATCGTTGTACGGGAATCCTCCGTACACATCCTCCACGTCGGTGCTGGATGCCGGCATGCCCACCTGCAGCTTATCCCGCAACTCCTCGTAACGCTGCTGGCAGAAGGAAGCCGTTGCCGGATCCTCAGCCAGCAGCAGGAGCGCCGCGAGTCCGTAGGGCATGACGCCGACGCAGATTTTGTCGTCCAGGTCAATCGGCCTGTTCCACTCAGTGATCGTCTGGGGCGTGGGCCTCCCTTCGTCTTCCATCTCAAAAGTGTCCGAGTACGGGTAGAGCTCCTGCGCCAGGATGTTGATCAGCGGCATTGCCCGGTTCTTGTATTCCTTGTTGTCGCTGCCGTCTGCCTTTCCGTTCGAGTCCAAAGAGTCGATCACGGCGATAGTCAGCTCAAAAATTTTCTGCGCCGTCGTCATGTTTGTTCACTCCTCGTGTTTTCCTTTGATCGGGATTTCTCCGTCAGCCTTGTTTTTCAGAAGCGCGATCCCCTTTGCCAGCCAGGGCGGGATGTCTGCCCCGAGTTTTCCGGCATTCTCAATAATGGATCCCATCTCTGTGAAGGTGTACCAGATCGCCACGATCAGGGTAAAGTAATTCTTGTATTCAAAATCTCCCAGCATGGGCGCGGCTGCCGTGTTCAGAATCACGGTAATCGCAATATCACAGAGGGCTGCAACCGCCAGCGCGACGATCTCCCCAAGCTTATGCCACAGTCCCTGCCGGGCGACGGTACTTGACCATTCGCCGTTTGCCGTTGCGGCCCAGCTGCCGGTGATATAGTCCGCAAACATGCAGAACACGAACAGCGCGACAGCCCAGCCGACCCAGCCCCAGAGGGCGGTGAAGAAGGTGATGATCCCCGCGATCAGGGCCTTGATTTCCGTTGCTTTATCAGGTGCATTCATAATCGTTTCCTCCGTTCAGACCATTTCCAGGAGCTTCGGCCACGTCTTCGGACCGACGATTCCGTCAGCCGCGAGGCTGTGTTCACTCTGGAATTTGCGCACCGCCTTCTCGGTGCTCTCGTCGAATACGCCATTGATGGCGTTGACGGTATACCCGCGCGCCGTCAGGACCGCCTGCAGCACGGTAACGTCGGCGCCGCTCATGCCCTTGCAGATCGTCCTGGGCGGCCAGCAGCCGGTGCTCGTGTCTCCGCTGAGATCTGCAGAGGGCTCCGAATCTACAGCAGGGGTCGTTCCGCTGCAACGGCGGTAGATCTCCATGGCCTGATTGCCGCGGAGCTGGGCCTGACGCTCAGTGTCGGCAGGGATCTCATACTGACGGCACATTACATAGCCGGCCTCATAGGGGTCGGCCGTATGCGTCAGGACGTTCCACACATAGGGGTAACTCGCCCGCATCTCGCGAGCGACAAATTGAAACTGGGTATCGGCGTCACCGATGCTCTTGCCATGGCCCTGCGCGTAGTCGAGGTACGCTTTCTTCCGGCTGGGTAAGGTGAGCTGCACCAGGCCATAGCCAAAGCGGTCGTCCACAAACCCACGATAGGAGCCGTTGTCCACGCCCTGGGTATACACGTCATCGTCAATGCCGCTGCGATCCTCGACGTTGCGGGGATTGCCGGCGCTCTCAGCCATGATGTTGGCTGTGCATCCGGCGGCTCCGGCCGGGGTCATGCCAAGCGAGAGGCATTTTGCGTAGATTTCAGTCGTATTCATGGTTTCTCCTTATGAGACAAGGCGGAGCATAGCCCCGCCTTGTTTTATTGTCCCGCCCCTTTATCAGGTGGCGGACTTGTAGACGTAGACGCCCTTGCATTTGGCGTCCAGGACAAAGGAGTCGTAGATCACACGGCCCTCGATCACGTCGCCGTCCACGCCCATGGGGGTCTTGTGGACGCGCAGGCTCTTGAGCTTGATCGGGTCCACGGTCGCGCTCTTGTGCTTGAGCACAAAGCCGACCTTGGCAGGCATGTAGATGCTGGGGACGGTCACAATCGCGATACCGTCGATGGTACCGCGGTAGCCGCGGCCGATGGCCTGGGCGTTCAGCTGAGCGCCGCCGATCACCAGATCAGCCAGCTTGAACTTGACGTAGTCGAGTTCGGAAATGAACAGGGCGCGGTTGGTGGTGGGCACCAGCTCGTCGCTCATGGCGGCGGAGGCAGTGAAGATCGCCTCGATGATGTTGGCCTTGGTCAGAGCCGCAGCCGTGGCGTTCTGCAGAACAGTGTGACCGGTGGTCAGGCCGTGGCCGGTAGCCCAGGCGTTCAGACGGTACTGGTCGATCTCGGGGATGACCACGTTGTCCCAGTGATCCTTGAGGCGGTCGTTGGCCTGCTTGATGTTGTACTGCTCGCTCTTGTTGCCCTCGTCCAGAGAGAAGTTGAACGCGCGATCCTTCGCCAGGGTCAGGGTCTGCTTAGTGTCGCCCAGCTCGTACAGAGTGCCGAAACGGGCAGTGCCGGTGCGGGTGTAGTCGACCATCTCCATGCGGTCGGCAGTGATGACTTCGATGCTCTTCACACCGGCGAAGTCGTACTTCTTGCCGGCATGGTCGTTGGTCTTGGACCCGATGGAGAAGCGCTCTTCCAGCTTCTTCTCATACAGGGTCGCTACATTGATGGTTCCATTGGTGTTAGCCATATTTCATATCTCCTTGTCATGTCAACACGGCACAAGGAAGCCGCGCCAGCCCGGAAAACCGGGGGGGTGTCTTTATTCACTTTTCAGGCGCTTGGCCTCAGTCGCCGTTGTACCAGAGCGCGTCGAAGCTCTGGGACGCGGTCTGCGCCCCGGCGCTCTTGCGGCTTCCGGTACTTCTTTCCTCGTTCTTGCGGTCCTGTTTCATACCGTCGATCTGACGCTGCAGCTCCGCAATGCGGTCGTCCTGCTGTTTGGCCACATACTTCTGATAGGGACCGACAAGGTCACCCAGCTTATCGGCTTCCGCCCAAACCTCAGCCGGGATCTTATCGCTCTCTAAGCCAGGGTACAGCTCCATAAAGCGGGAGACGGCTTCGCGCTGCTTTTCCGCCTTGAGTGCCGCAGGATCCGGAGCTTTACTCTCCCTGTCCTTCTTCACTCTGGCAAGCGCGTCTTCTGCGGAGATCTCGCGGCCGGCGGCTTTCTCATTGCTGACAAGAATCCTCGCCCTGGTCTGGTCGATCAATTCCTCAGCAGTGATGCCGTTGGACTTCGCGAGCTCCTGCACGAAATCTGCATACTGATTGTTGCGGGCGGCCTGATCTGCGCTCAGTTTGAGCTCGTCATACTTCGCCCTGACGCGGTCGTAGTCCATGCCCTTCTGAGCAAGAGCCGTGACCTCCTCGCGGGTGGCCTTCTTGGTTTCTCCCATGTACTTGAGCTCAAAGAGCTGGTCTTCCTCTTTGGTCTCTTTCTCTTCGGGTTTCTCCTCGTCGGTCGCCTGCTCCTCCCCTGCTTCCTCGGCTTCGCCCTCAGGCTCCTGCTGGTCTGCAGTCTCCTCGGTTTCAGCCTCGACGGCCTCGGTTTTCTCCTCGGTTTCATTGCCCTCGTACCAGTCCGCTTCGATCGCGGAGGCGGTATCGGCTTCGATTTCCTCGGTCTCGGCCGTGTAGTTGACGTTTTCGTCCATGTGTTTCCTTTCCGCCGTTGGTTTACCGGCTCAAGAAGTGATCTATTTCAACCGCGGGTCTGCGGTCAAAAGCTTAGAACAGTCCGGACGTCTGCCCGGTCTCATTGATCTTGCGCTGCAGCGTACTGTACCCGCCGCCCTGAGGCATAGGCGCTTCCTGCGGCATGACGCTGCCGGGCATGCCGCCCGCGGGGTCGCCGGGCATCCCGGACATTCCGGGCATGCCGCCCGCTTCCTGCATGGAGCGCAGGCGCTTGTACTTGGCGATCAGCTTGCGGCGTCCCGGGATATAGCTGTCGGGTACGCGCTCCAGGTAGTCCTCCAGGTCGATCTTGTCCAGCTGCAGCAGATTGTCCAGCGTCTTCATGCTGGCCATCTCGCTGTAGTAGGAGCTTGCACCCACGTCCAGCTTGATTGTCATGGGGTGCTCGCGCAGCATGGAGAAATCGAACTCCATGGAGATCTTCTCCGGCGGGCTCATTCCCGCAAACTGCGCCGCCTCCAGGATCTTCTGCGGGGGTTCCATCTCCACCATGCGCTTCCCGTAGTAGGTAGCCATGAACTCCAGATAGATCCGGTACAGATCCTCTACCGTCTGGTAAAGGTTCTGCTTCGTCAGCTCCGTAGGCGTGGCAGCTGCGCGCTGCAGCGCAATGATGGCCGACGTGTTGTCCGCGCGGCCTTCGCCCATGGCGGTGCCGGTCGCGCCCATGCTTTCCTCGGTGTCCTTGACCAGCTGCGTGATAGACTGGCTCACCTGGGGAGACGCGGGTACACCCTCTACAACCCGGACGGCATTGCTGAGATCCCCGCCGGGAACGCCGATCGATCCGCCCACGCGGTTATCCCACTTGCGGATCAGCGTGGAGTTATACAGGTACTTGGGGAAGGCCATGCGGGTCTGATGGATGACCTGCATGGCGAGCATCTTGTTGACGGCAATCTGGTTCGGCACCAGGCCGGTGATCATGGCCTGTCCGTGGTAGCAGTCCTTGACAAGATCCCAGGGCATCCAGGTAATCGGATAGAGCCGGATCCCCAGGCTCCACGGCTCCCTGATGCTGCACTGCCTGCAGCTCTCATAGGCCCAGATCTCCCCGTCGTCGTCCTTCCAGAGAGTGAGGATCACCGTGCACATGTTGTCGGTGGCCTTCGCGCTCTCCATCTTGTGGTCGCTCTCTGAGTCCGAGCTGATCTCTTCCCAGCCCGAAATCTTATTCTTGCGGGCCCGCAGCTTTACGCTGCGTACCGGCTCACGGCTCTCCACAATGATCCAGGGCTGGCTCTGAACTTCCCGGCTGTTCGGGTTGCCGAAATACACGTTCGTGTTGTCCAGCACTTCCGTCTGGATGGCGCCGCGCCTTCCCCTCTGCGCCGGGATCTCCGGATCCCAGTACGTAAAAGTGACCCCGTCGCCGTCGACCGCGGCGTTTCTCGCAAAGACGCGGATCTTCGCCGGCACGGAAACGCGTTCCGTCAGTGCGGAAAATTCGTCGTTCACGATGCGCACCGGCTCCACCAGCTCGTCCACGTTTTCGGCGGCGTCCATCGGCGAGGCCGTGATGCTCATGTTGTCGGTGCAAACCGTTGCCGTGGTGAAGCCCACCACGCGCTTGAGGAAATTCAGCTGGGGCGTGGGCAAGCCGTTGCTTTCCACGCCTTCCCACTGTTTGCCGATATAAAAGTTTTCGTTGACACGCACGGTGTCGTCCAGGCGGATCTGCTCGTTAAACCCTTTGCCCTGCTCGCGGAGCTTCCAGGCGCTTTCAGAGTCCGGCCGGTCTTCTCCGCCGAAGATTCCGAGTTTAACCTCATTCACGGCAGCTTACCTCCGCTCATGGCCTTCTCCCAGGAATAGTTGAAGATGTTGTCCATCCCCTTGGCAACCGCCTTCTCGATGGCTGCCGCGTCTCCGTATTCACCGGACTCCAGCTTCTTCTCGGTCTCTTCTTTCCACGCTTCCAGCTCTGAGCGCCGGTGTTCCAGGTCGCGGCACCTGCCCTCCAGGTCGGAGCAACGGCGCAGAGCCCGGGAGTTGTTCAGGTCGATGGCTTTGTAAATGGCCTTCTCCTTCTCCTGCAGTTCGCCGATCTTGTTGAATGCGACGATCACGCCGGCAGCTGTCGCCAGGAGCAATGCAACCAGAACGGCCGCGAGAATAATAAATCCTTTCATTTTCCCCTCACTTTGCTGCGGCTTCGCCGCCCACGCCGGCAATGACAAGCGTGACCTTCTGTTCTCCAGTGTCCGCCGGCCGGTCCACGTACCCGCCGTTCTCCGGCTGCTTCAATGCGTTCAGGCAGCCCTGGGCGAGCTTGTTGTCTGATACCATGCGCTCCAGCAGGTAGCCCTCGCGGTGGAGCTGGGCATACTCAAAGGCCTCGTTGTATGCGTCGCTGTTCTCCATCTCCTTGCTACACCAGCGCTTCATCGTGGATTTGCTGATCCCCAGGTAAAGCAGCATCTGCGGCAGGAGCGGCGGGCGCTTGTTCGCCTCACAGTCGTGGAGAAATTCATCGATCTTGGCGTGCAGCTCCTCGGGCGTATATCTTACGGCGGGGCCGGTCTTTTTCGCTTCGGTCCCGTCCTTTTTCAATCTGGCCATATTCAACCCTCCTCAGCAGCTGATGTAGGATGCGGAGGCACTGCCGCCGCACATATAGCTCTCGTAGTCCTGTGATTCGTCTTCGTCAGGTTCTTCCACCGGTGCATCCCGCAGCGCAACCTGTGCGCGGCTGATGCAGAAATAGCGCACGCCGTCCACCGTATGTGTGATCTCATGCGGCTGCTTTGCGCAGTCGTTGGGGTTTCGGTCGTCCGCCTGGATGCTCTCGATGTCGGAGATCACCTTTTTCAACGTGTCAAAGAACATGAGCGCCGGCAGCTTGTCAGGGGCCTTCCCAGCCGGGAACAGCGCCTTGACGGCCGGATCATGTAGCGGGATCGGCGCCATCATATTCAGCATCAACATGTGTCCCTGCACGCGGTTGTTGTCTGCCCGCATGAGCGGCACTCCGCTGAGCGTGAACACCTCGGCCATCGTCTTGTCCGTGACCTTTTGCCGGTTCCACATATCCGGCGGGGCGTAGGTGATGGCGATCTTTTCGCCCGGCACGGTATTCTCCAGGATCTTCGCAGCGGCGTCTGAGACGATCAGGTCCTTCTGCTCCACCTCTCGGTAGCACCAGCAGCGCCCGTCCTCGTCTACAGCCCACCACATGCAGGCCAGCATATCCAGGCCGTAGTCCAGACTGCGGTAAAGCGTCCAGTGCTCCGGGATATGAAACGGCGCCATCGTGTGTTTTTTTCGGGAGAAGTCCTTGAAGTAGTTGCCGCCGATCGCGTCCCAGTCACCGTATCGGTAGGCCTTCGCGTTCGGCATCTTCGCCACAGACTGCAGATAGCCGGGCGAGTTTTCCACCATGACCAGGTTGTCCTCGGCCGTGGCGAAGATAAAGCGGTAATCGTCGGGGTTCTCGTTCTCCTCGGGGTTCTCCGCGTTGGTGATGTATTCCCGGGAAATGAACAGGCGCTTGACCCAGTTGTGGCCGATGCCGCCGGGGTTGCAGGTCAGGTACATGCGCCGCGGGATCTTCGTGGTACCGCGGAGGCAGCCGCAGAGGAAGTTGTACGCCCTCTCCGAAAACTGCGTGGCTTCGTCAATGAAGATCCAGTCGTACTCTTTGCCGTTGTATTCCAGCTCCGACTCTTCGCCGGTCCAGTGTCCGAACTTGATATAGCTCCCATTCTGGAAGCTCATGATCTTGGTGGTGCTGTTATAGCTGGCCATGTTGGCCGGCACCATGGCGCAGATCGGCCGAATATGGTTTTCCTCCAGCTCCGGATAGTGGGCACGCATGATCAGGATCCGGATTCCCGGATAGCCGATCATGGCACCGAGCACGGCCTTGACGCGGACGGCCCAGGTCTTGCCGCCGCCCTTCGCTCCGCCGTAGCAGACACGCGGCTCCGTCGCCGCAAAAAATTCCAGTTGTTTCGGGTTCGCCTTCCCGGGGTCAAAGATCTGCTCCGTGCTGGCAGTACCCACTCTTCGTTTTGCCATTTCCTCAAAAAAGACGAGGGGCCACCAAACCAGACGTCTTGTCTGGTTCAATGGCCCCTCGGGCTCTGATCGGCTCCCGGCCCATAGGCTCGCGGGAGCACATATGCAGATGCGGACTTAACCGCTCGTTTTACAGCTCAATGTGAATCGGGATCCTGCAGCGACGGCATTTGATCGTCAGCCCGTACACACGGGCGTTCGCCTTTGCCTCTGCAAGCTTGACACCGCAGCGCGGGCAGCGGATGATCCTCTCCGCCACACTGGCCCTCGGCGTCAGGTTCTTCTGGCGCATCACTGATCCAGCGGGCCGGGTTTCAGATCCAGGCATACGCTCTCGATCTCCGCCCGCACTTCCAGGATGTACAGGTACTTCCCCATTGCCGCGGCCTGATCGCGCAGCAGCTGGATCGGGCAGGTCGGCGTGAAGGTCAGCGTCCCGGCGTCGTGCATCACCAGCATGCGGTGCAGCTTGTCGTACCGCGTCTTGACCTGGTGGTATTCGCTGATCAGCCGGCTTTTGTATTCTTCCATGACCTTCTCCTTGTAAGTGGCGCGCCGCGGAGGTGCCGACCCCCACATGCTTTCACATGCCCTCGGTTTTCAGGACCGGTGCCGGGGCCGCCCGGCATCACGACGCGTATATGGTGGGCCGCCCTGGACTTGAACCAGGAATGCCGTAATGACCACGGATTTACAGTCCGCTGCGTTGCCAATTCCGCTCACCGGCCCGTATGGTGTACCCGGCAGGACTCGAACCCGCACTTAACCGCTCATGAGGCGGCGGCGCTGCCATTGCGCTACAGGTACATTTCAGAACGAGGGGTAACCACAACCCGTTCGCTGCCGGCCCCTGGCGCCGCTGTTGACGCCCGCAGCTCTTACCGGCTTCCCTTCCATATGTGGCGCGGTCTGGAGGGATCGAACCTCCGCGGGGATCTCTCCCCGGCCTCGGTTTAGCAAACCGGCGCATTGCCTCTCTGCCAAAACCGCACAGGGGTCCGCCGCCTCCGGGATGGCACCGGAAGTTGTGGGCGCTGTCGCCGTTGCCAGCTTTACGCCCGCGGCGGTGGAGCATCAAGCGGGAATCGAACCCGCGTCCGCGGCTTGGAAGGCCGTTGCACTACCGTTGTGCTATTGATGCATAGAAAGTTTAGGGCCTTTCTCATTCCCTCCGCAAAGGGCGAGCTTTCATCGTCGTGGCCGGGATCCACCCGACGGGCATAAACATTGGCGGTTCCTGCACGGATCGAACGTGCGCTACCTCCTGGTTAACGGCCAGGCGCTCTACCAGCTGAGCTAAGGAACCACGAGGAAGCCCTACGGATCTGCGCCGCTGCGACGGCTCCCCGGTCATAGGGCCTCTCTCCCTGTCCGCCCCTACGTAAGTACCCCGCGAGGATCGCAAGGCTTCGGAGTGAAGAGGGATGCCGATTGTTACGTGCTCCCCGTGAAGCTCAGAGAGACGTTTGCACGGCGCTGCTTGTTTCAGCCCACGATCTGCAGGCGTTCAGACTCCCCATGCCCTGAGAACCCGGACGCGTATCTGCAAAACCAGCAGCCTTGTGGCAGACAGAAGGACCGGACAATGAACATGAAAACCGACCTTCGCTTATCGTTATACAGCAGAAATCCCGTTTCGGTCAATGAATGTTACGGCAATCGTCATTTTTTCTTTTCGAGGCCGGCCGGCGGAACCCTCTCTTTCCTATGCGCCGAAGGCGCCGCGCCGCAATTTTTCCAGGGGACTTGTAGTATTTTTTCGAGGCCGATGCTGCAAGCATACCCCCCTGTTTTTCTCCGTGGGGATGAACTATGTGACGATTCTCTTATAGGGGGAGCGTTTCGACGGGGGCCGATTTTTGACGCCCCTGGTGGGGTGGGTCCCCCTCTCCTTACCTCCCTCTCTACCAGGCAGCGCACACCACGCGCCCCCGGGGCACGCCCCGCGAGGCCAGGCCAGGCGCCCCGATGGTAGTTGACCGGTGGTTGATCGTCCGCGGATCGCGTACACGCTGCGTCTATTCGGCGAATAGGCCTTGATTGCCCCAGGTTTTTATACACTTTTGCCGATGTGTCAAAAGAAAAATATCGCATAATAGGTATTACGCGCTATTCCGTGATGATTCGTCGGTGAAAGGCTCTCGAAGCGTGACGATCCGTCGGGATTGCCCCAGACCCAGCAGCCGAGGCCCCGCCGGGGTCGCGCGCGCGTGATCTCTGTACGATGCTTTTATATCTTTCTCCCTCTCTACTCTCCTACTCTCAACTCACACTGTACGAATAGATCTACGTTTCTGTAAGACTTACGTTTTAAGAGATAACCTTGGTACAGAAAACCTACGTCTCTGTATAACCTACGTTCTTTTCACACAAGAGTAATTATATATAAATATATATATACTTACGTTTATGAGAAAGGGAAAGAAAGAACAAGAAGAAAGAAAGCGAAAGAGCGCGTGTGTGCGCTCTGGATATGACGAAGGCCGCCGGATCACTCCGACGGCCTTTCCTTATGCTTCTCGATATAGTCCTCCATTGCCTGGCGGAGGACAGTGTTGACCTTGTCGCCCTGCTGGGCTACGGTCACCCGGAACTCCTGCAGCAGCGCCTTGGAGACCTTCACAGTCTGATACGCCATGTTGTCCCGGTCCCATCTGTCGTTGCTCGCTCTTTTTGCTTCCGATACAGGCGGCACGCGCTCACCTCCCCTCGCGCGTACTATTATAGCGCGAGCTGCGGCACGTTGCCAAGTGTACAACATGCACAAAAAAGGCACGTTGCAACTTTGTGCAGCTTTTCGCTTTTTGCCTGCTTGACACGTTGCAACGTGCTGTGCTATTCTTGAAATGCCTCAAGGGTGAGGCCAAAACAAAAGAGCCGCACCAAAAGCGAGTCAGACGCGACAGAGGCGCGGCAGCGGCAAAGAGGCCAGGCGGACAACACGCAGCCGGAGGATCTGAAACGGTCAACCGCACAGTCAACGCGCACCGGGGAGCTGGGGCAAAGCTCATTAAACACCCGCAGCCGGTGGTGATCCTGTGGGCCCGCTCTAAAAGACCCAGCAACAGCGCAGTAACGCAAGAGCCGCACAGCCGCAGACAATTTGAAGAAGCGAGGCCGCGAGGCCAGGACAAAACAGAGAGGAGAACAACATGAAGAAAATCATCATTTCGATCATCGTGGCAGCCGCGCTCCTGGCAAGCTTCTTTGCAGGACGCACAAATGGGATCCGGCACGCGATCCAGGACAGTGAAATCTGGGCGGTCGAGTGCTACAACCCCGAGGATCCGGAGGCAAGCGCCTGGGGCGAATACGATATGCGCGTGTTTATTGACCTGGACGGCGAAACTTACGTACACGGAATGATCCAGGGCTGAGATGCCCGGCGGCCTGGAGGGGCCACGCTGAAAACGGCCCCACCCCATCAAACAAATAACAGAGAGGAGAACAAACAATGAACAACAACGAAATCGCCAAGAAGGTCGTTGACCGCATGCTGGAGACAATCAAGACGGAGGGCGTGCTGCCCTGGACGAAGCCCTGGACGACTCGGGGCCCTCGCAGCGTGGAAGTGATCGACGGTTACACCACCGTGACCGTGCCCGTGCAGCACTGGAGCCGCAGCGGCAAAGCTTACCAGGGCATCAACAATCTGCTCCTGAACATGGCCGGGAAGCACGGCGAGATGATCACCTTCAACCAGTGCAAGGCCGAGGGCGGCAGAATCAAGAAGGGCGCCAAGTCCGCCGTGATTGTCTTCTGGAACATGATCAAGAAAGAGAAGGACGCGATCGACCCCGAGACCGGCAAGAAGATCGTCATCACGATCCCGGTGCTGAAAACCTATAACGTGTTCTCCGTCGAGACTGACGTGGAAGGCCTGGAAGTCAAGAACCACCTCGCGCCCCAGGTGATCACGATCCCCCGCACCCACCTGGAGCCCGTCGCCGGCATTGACGAGAGCGCATACAACCAGGCAGCCGAGTCGATCATTGCCGACTACGTCGCCAGGGCTCAAACCCTTCGCCTGGACCGCCTGGGCAACAGCGATCGCGCTTACTACTCCCCCAGCACCGACAGCGTGGTTGTCCCCAATGTGACCCAGTTCTCCCAGATCGCGGAGTTTTACAGCACTCTGTTCCACGAGCTGGCCCACTCCACCGGCCACGCGTCCAGGCTGAACCGCTTTGCCGGTGACGGTGCGATTGCCACCTTCGGTGACGAGAGTTACAGCCGCGAGGAGCTGGTTGCAGAGATCTCCGCCGCAACGATCCTCTCGACCCTGGGTCTTGAGTCCGGTAACAGCTTCCGCAACAGTGCCGCGTATGTCAAGCACTGGAGCGAGCACATTGCCAAGGATCCCATGATGTTTGTCGTGGCAGCAAGCAGAGCCGAGAAGGCCGTGGCCCTGATCCTGGGCCAGGCTGCAGCATAACGGGGCGGCACCACCGCCCCACCGAATAAAGGAGGAATTGATCATGTTTGTATTCAGAACGACGAGCCGCGCACGATATGCAAGAGCCTGCAAGCACTTCTTTGACCACCCGGAGAAATACGAAGTCCTCGGCCGGGGCCGGGACTACGGCGCCGATCTGAAAGATCGCGCTGCCGGCTGCAGCTGGTACATCCACTACCTTGTGATCGACTGAAAGGAGGAGCTGACCATGACAAACGAGAGATTTTCTTACATCGGCTCGGATTTCCTGGCCGAAAACCTCACCCTGCAACGCACGCCGGCAAGCGCTGTCGAGGCAGCCAATAAACTGAGCTGCCTCGCTGAGAACAATTACCGGAGGAACCCGAACTATAAGCCCTTCGAGTATTCCTGCATCAAGCGCTCGAAGCGCTACAACAGAATCCTCCGGATGTTCTGGGCATTCCACCGGATGGAGAAACACGAAAACCTCATGTACATCATGAGCCCAGACCGCTGAAAGGAGGATCTGACCATGTACGGAACACTGTGCATCCGGTATCGTGGCTACACCGCATACCGCAAAGCGGACGACTGCGAAGGGATCTATGACTATTTGACCGGGGCCTGTGGCTGTGACCATGAGGAAGCCGAGGACATAGCGAGCTGGGCCGAGCTGGCCGCGATCGGTGACGAATACTTTCCCGGGGATCCGTTCCTGGAGATCTGGCTTGCGGAGTAAAAGGGGGAGCGAATGATTGAATACTGGGTGGTCCTCAAGCGGCACAGGGGATCGACGAGGCCGGACGTGTGCCTCTTCCGGGACGAGGACCGGAACGCCGCTCTCAGGGAGATGCGGAGATACTGCCGGACAAACGGCTTCACCGTCCAGGACAAAGACGGCCGGTTTACGGTCGCGGACATCCTGCTCGTCGAGAAGGAGCCGATCGTCGGCGCTCCCGTCGTCAGCGTGAAATCATATCACGAACTGTTCGAGGACTGACACAGAATGCCCGCCCCGGAGGTCACGAGGGCAAGGAGGTATTTTGACCATGAACAAGATCCAGAGCATCACGCTTTCTACTGGCGAGATCTACACGCCTGAAAAAGGCAAGCCGCCCGTGTGTCCTTGCACGACCTGCAAAGAGAAATCGCTTGCCAAATGGGGCGAATGCAATTCCGGCTTCGGCGTGTGTGCCGCCTATATGGATTACGAGCACATGAATGCCGTCTATAAAACCACCGTCTTTTGA